CTCAAGAGGTGCTGATCTATATTTCGTGTTTAGGTTTCTTAGACTCTTGACCATGAAGTATGAGAAGACTGATGCATTCAAATATGGTATCATTGATAAAAAGGGTAAACCTCTCAAAAGAAGTAGTGACCTAGAGACAGTCGATGAGAAAGCTGCATATACAATGCTTCATCGTCTGGTATTCAAGGTGCGTAGACTGATTGAGAAAGTACCAATTCTGGGTAAGTCAATATTACTCAATTATGCAGCTGCATTATTCTTACTCAAAGAACAAAACGACACAAGAATCTGGACAGATGAGAACTATATGACTAGAAGATTAATGGAGTTTTTAGAGAACGAAGATTGGGAAGAATCTGCAGAACTTCTCAAAGAAGAATTAAAAGGTCAATATGGTTCAGAGACAGATCAATTCTTGATAGAGGGTGGTCATACTGATGTAGCCTCTGCAAAAAATCAAGTGAAGATTGCAAGGTCTGCACTTCAGAAAATGGACATGGAGTTAAATAAACTGTCAGATGAAGAAGACCTTCCTACATGGTGGACCAACAAAGTTGCAGTGGCAGTAGACAATCTCGATGGAATGGCAGACTATCTTGACACACAGGTTGAGGCTGTCCTAGAGAGAAAGATGACCGCAGGAGAGATAGATAAGAGAGAAAAGATTGTGATGTCTCTCAAGAAACAAAAAGATAGTTTTAAGAAAAGATATGGTGATGATTGGAAAGATGTCATGTATGCCACCGCTACTAAGATGGCCATGGAATCCTTTTATGGTAAGGCAAGTCCACAACAAATGACAGGATACTTAAAAGGGTTAAGTAGGATGATGACAAAGAAGGAGATAGAGGATCATCTTAAAAAACACTTCAATGTCAAAAAAGTCAAAATGAATACTTCAAGAACTAAGGTTCTGGCATCTGAAGGAAAGAAAATAGAAAATGAAGAAATTGCAAACTCAGTTGGTGGTGGAGGTGTTGCCGGACTTGATATTGGACTTACATATAAAAAGAAAAAAGAAGATGAGAAGAAGGCGAAGGTTCTGAAGAAAAAAATGAAGATAGATGAAGAGGTCAGGATGTCTACCTTCGCAGGTAAACAAGTATTCGTAGTAGACTCTGATACATATCATCAATGCAGACTAGGTAAAAAACAATACGCAAGATACGAGAAATACGTTGGTAAAAATAATGTAGGTTTAGCGATAAGAGAGTATGGTTTAAAATTTCCAAAACGACCTATAATATTACAGAACGGAGAGAACGGGCCAATGTTATATCTCCGATATGGAAGGAGTTAAATGGCTGACGAGCGTGGTATTCAACAAACTAAAGAACTATTAGATTTCATCTTTTCCTTGATCGGAGCAATAAAAGAATCAACGAAAGATGGTGAGTTTACATGGTCTGATGGATTAAATTTCATCGAACCATTGAAGAAAATTGCACCTGCAATTGATGATATTGAAGAGGTCATTCCAGAGATCATGGACTTAGATGCATCTGAATGGAATGAGTTAGTAGATTATGTCCAGGCTAATTTTAATCTTGAGACAGATCCAGACGATGATTCTGATATTGAGACTAAGATTGAAGAGGCCTTAAATGCTGGTGTAGAACTATTAAGGTTGACACAAGTAATAAAGTAGGGACATGGCAGAAGAGCTTCAAGATGTCAAGCTTCAAGTCGGACTGTTACAAAACGAGGTTGAAGTTAGGGGGAGACAAATTGATGCTCTTTTATCCAAACTGGACACAACCGCAGACCGAATTGTAGACCTGACAGTAGAGATTAAATCATTAAATTCCAGGCAGGAAGAACATAGAAAAGCCGATGATGAGATTCGGTCAGAACTAAAACTTCTACATTCACGAATCGGCAATGTCCATGATGAGATCGGACACTCAGAACGCCGTGTAACTTCACAAATACATAAATTAGAAGAGAGGGTTCGTTCAGTCGAACAATGGAAATCCCGATTAATGGGAATGACCTCTCTTGTTGCTGGTGCCATAGGAGCGGTGGCAGCTTCACTTATAACTTGGATGGCAGAATGAAAAGTTTAAATCAATACTTGGTAGAATTTGACAATCCACAAATCTATTGTGATATGGATGGAGTAGTTGCTGACTTTCTCAAGTTTACAAGAAATGCATTAGGGGGAAACAAGTTTAGAGATAAGTTCTGGGAAGACATACCAGTAGATACATTTGCACAACTCGACAAAATGCCAGATGCAGATGTTCTCTGGGGATATATAAAGAAGTTCAGACCTATCATGTTGACTGCAGCGCCAAGAGAATCAAGAGGTGCAATTGCAAAGAGAGCTCCACAAGACAAGATCAGATGGATGAAAAAGAATTTTGGTCTTGGTGAAAGAGACATGCGAGTAGTGAAAAGACAAGATAAGAAAAAGTTTGCCAAAGATGGTAGAGATAAAAGACCTAATGTTCTGATTGATGATCACGCGGGGAATATTAAAGAATGGGAAACTGCAGGTGGAATAGGAATCCTACATACTGACGCCGCATCAACTATAAATGATTTGAAACGAATAGGGTTTCCATAAGGAGAATATGTTAGAGTTATTTGCAATGGATGAGTTAGTCATGATGGGAGTAGTTTTATTCGCATCATTCTGGCTTTTTCTATTCAATTATAGGATGGACAACAAAGAAAAGTATGAAGGACATAGATGGTTAATTGGTCTTGATTTGGTGATCAATATGGGTATGTCTCTCACAGGATACTTGTTGATCTCCATAGTATTTACAAATATTCCACAGTTGTCACCATATGCAAGTTATCGGTATCCAGTAGGTTTTCTATTTGGACTCACTTCTAATGTTAGTATTCCGATAGTCTTGAAATGGTTCCAACAACAGATAACTAAAAAGTTAAACGAAGTTGGTAAAAAGAAGTGAGGTAGATAATGGCTGAACAAAAACAAAAATCAGAAGACCAAAAGGTATTAGAACCAGTAAAACAGATTGAGATTGAAACCAAGGATCTGGTTGCCACAAGTAGAATATGGATTTATGCAATAATCGGACTTTTAGCGTATCTTATATTTTTCCTTCTTCCAGATATTAATACCAGAATGGAATGGATGGAAAAGGATCTCAATTCGGTTTTAGTACAGAGTGAGAGATTCAAAAAGTCTACAAGAGTATTTGCAAAAGACAATGCATGTGCAACTTGTCACCTTGACCCAGACCATTTACTACATAATTTACAGTCAAAATATCCTAGTTTTAGTGATATTAAATCTTTCATGAGGGTAGGGCATCAGAGGTATTGGACAAATCTAACTCCAATTCCAGATGACGAATTAATCGAAGTTTATAGGACACTAAAATGAAAACATTCAACGAATATTGTTGTGATGAGTGTTACGACCATATCATAGAAGAATCTGAATACCAAGGTAAAAAGGTCAAATTAAATGATCCAAAACGTGCTAGTGATGGTAAGAAGAAGTTCTATGTTTATGTAAAGAACGAAAAGGGTAATGTAGTCAAAGTAGGATTTGGAGATCCAAATATGGAGATTAAACGTGATGATCCTGCCAGACGGAAGAGTTTTCGTGCAAGACATAATTGTGACAACCCAGGCCCAAAATGGAAAGCTCGATACTGGAGCTGTTACCAATGGAGAGCCGGAGCAAAGGTGGACAACTAATGATAACATTTAAAGAATACGATGACAGAACAGACCAGTATGTTGCTGATGAAATAAAGAAAAGAAAACTGGCCAGACATCTCGTTAATGCTACAGATGATTATCGAATGAAGAAGGGTAAAGCTACATTCACTATGCCACATCATACTGGTAGTTCAACGATCCATGTCTATTTAAGAAAAATGGCAGGCCCATCCAAAGGTGTCATGGCTTATAATTATGAACTGAAGTTCGATGAAGCACGAGGACCATGTTGGAAGGGATACGAACAAAGAGGAATGAAGAAAAAGGGAAACAAAATGGTTCCCAATTGTGTTCCAGTAGGTGAGGGTGTAAAACAAGACAAAGAGATTAAAGACAGAGAAGGTACACAACCAGCAAAATATTACGCCAAAGATGCTGAGGGTGATGATATGTCCAAGTCTACTAAACAGGCCAGAGCAAGACACTTTGAGAAAAAGAAGAGTGGTCCAGCTCCTGGCGATAAAGGTGCAAAGACCAAACCATCTAAACATACATTGAAGTATAAACAGATGTTTGGTGAGAATAAAAGTGATAAAGCAATGATGATGAAACTCACAACCAAAGCGATGAAACTTATTCCGAATTCGCCAGATCAAAAAGAGTTAATCAAACAAGTGAATGTCTATCGTAAGAAACTTGGAATGAAACCCATGAAAGAGGAAAACTTGAATGAGAAAATCGAGGGACTTGTAAAGAAGGCAGAGAAGTCTGGAATATCCTACAGTATCCTCAAAAAAGTCTATGACAGGGGAATGGCTGCGTATAAAACAGGACACAGGCCAGGAACTACTGCACAACAATGGGCATTTGCCAGAGTCAATAGTTTCATTACAAAGGGTAAAGGAACTTGGGGTGGTGCAGACAAGGATCTAGCAGCAAAGGCAAGAGGATGAAAGATTTCAAACAATTCATAACAGAAGAGAAAGAAATAAAGGTGGGTGATTATCAAACAACTTATCACTATATGTGTCCATCTGCTGTAAAGTTTCTCAAAAAACACATGAGAATGGATCATGATATAAAAGACCTTGAGAGAGTCGCAAAATTGAGTGATGATGTCTTTAAGATAGAAGCCGATGTTGAAGACTCAGGAAAAGTTTCTGATAGTCAGATAGAGAAGGCACAAAAACTGACTGATCAAGTTTATGCAACAATAGAGAAAATGGGTCATAAGAAAACTGAAGCTAGTTATATGGATTTACACATGGATGCTATCAAAAACCCAGATAAAGCAGGGTCGATGAAGGGGTAGTATGTTTCTTCCAGTGGGAAAATTAGTTATTGCTTTAGTGTGGGCCTTCTGGATGATGAGTGTGGATTCGTCATTGGGGAGAGAACATAATGATACAGAAGAGCAAATAAAAAAGATTATAAAGGTCACAGATGACGATGAAAATCCAGAGTATTTTCCAACATACGGAAGCACTTTTGATAGGATAATGGAAAATGGTACATTAAATTGTGGAACTAAATTAGATTTTGCTGGATTTTCTGAGAGGGGTTTTGATGAGGAAACAGGACTTGAGTGGCATGGGTTTGATGTAGACATTTGTAGAGCAGTTTCTGCGGCTATATTCGGTGATAAAACCTATGTAGAGTTTATAGATGTTGATGGTAAGACACGATTTGAATATTTGATTGATGGTACTATTGATATGTTGTCTGCAGCAACAACATACACGTTCTCAAGGAATGTGACAAAAAAATTAGAATTTTTACCTACAACATACTACGATGGTCAGGGTTTCATAACAAAGAAAACTTTGGGTGTTTCTTCTGCAAAACAGAT